CCTGTGATGATCTTTGCGGCCTCGCGTAAAGCCTCAACACGATACTGAACTACCGCTTCATTCTCTGTCATTTATCTTCTACCTTCGTGCGAATAGTGATGATTCCTGTAAGTACGTTTCCTTCATCGCGTTTATCCTTGATCTGCAACTCTGAGTCCACAGGCAGGGTCGCGTTTTCGTCACCGCAAAAATCCTGCCAACGCTGCTTAGCACCCTCCATAATCTCAGTCAAGGTAGAACCTGTAATAAAAAATTCAACTGTAGATCTCATTATTGAACTCTCTTTTGAAGTTGATGAGGTGAATAGTGAGCTCCGTCAAGGATAGGTTCCCTATTATCATTAGACTTAAAGATGATGTCGCCGTAGCGAATTCCTACAACCTTACCTCTACGTCCGTTGTGAAGAGAGCCTGTAGATCCTTGGTATGCGTCTAGCTTTACGCGCACCTGATCTCCTACGGTAATCGCTCCTGGTTGCGCATCAGTCCATACCTCGTTGGCAACCTCAGGAGTTACCGCGTGGCCAAGCGCTAGCTTATTGAATAACGCAAGTACTTCTTTTTGCTGAGGATCAGATAATTTTAGAGGCTCCCATGCAGCAAGAAGTTTTAGTAGCGCGTTTCCCACGCCAACTTTAACCTTTGCCTCCTGCATCTGTTCTTTAATCCATTGCTCGTTGATCTCAGGCACTGTAATCTACCTCCCTTGGTAAACATTTTGCGCACATTTCTGGGCTTGCGCCGCGACCTACGTCGTCAATTGCGCGCTGGCATAGAGCACACTTTACTCCGATGTCCTTAACCTTGTAGCCGTCTAGCTGACGTTGCTTGTTACGTTCCATCTTTTCAAGATAAAACTTATCAAGCATCTCGTCTGTTCCACCCGCCGCAACGATAATGTTGGCGACAAAGTGTAAAACGTCAACCGCTTCCTTAATTACTTCTTCTCTATCTGCATAAGGAGCGTCGTGTTGCCAAGGCTTCCATGAGATTGCCTGGCGCATCTCTGCAAGTTCATCATCTACCGCTAGCATATTCCAGCGTAGGTACTCTACAAACTTACGGATGTTCTGAGGCTTATCGCCTTGCATTTCTTCGTAGTTAATGAAGTATACGTCCTTTTGTAGTTCACGTGTACGCTTTAACCAGTTATTAAACAAGATGGTCATTAGTTTTGCTCTTTTCTCGTGAATAGACCTAGTGCCTGTGATAAGTTAATTGCTGCTTCCCTACGTGTAGGTATATTTTCTAGATATGCGTTGCGTTGCTGCGTAGCAAGCGCTAAGCGTTCTTCCTTTGACATACTCTCGATACTTGACGCAAGATGAGTCCATGATGAACCCAAGAGTTGACTTTCCTTCCAGTTTGTTGCGATAGGCGTTGCCGCGTTCATGCACTGGATATATCTATAACTCCACCATGTACTAGAAGGATACGGAGGGATAAGCGCGCCTATACCTGAGGCTATCTGTGCATACACCTGCGAGTCACTCCAGGACTTATTCCACTTCATAGGAACTGTAGGAGTTGATAACGTAGACGCGGTAGACTTAACCCACTTGGTAGAGTAATTTTCTACTACCCATTTATCACGGCGCTCGATGTCTATCATCTCCTGTGTTGAGATTAAGTACGCATCTAAGTTAATAGCCTTAAGTGAGTTACGTGCGCCTTCAGGTAGGAAGTTAGCAACGTGCTCTGTCTCGTCTGTCCAAGACAGCGACGGGTACAACGTTATAGGCCAAGGCTTATTAAGCAGATCCTCTATGACCTCTATAAGGTTATTAAGCATGTTTGGTTGTGACGCGTGACTAAAACCTCTACGGTAGGAATAAAAAGGCTTGGTAAGGTTGTCAGGTGTCTTAACCATCGCGCGAAGACTTGCGGTAATCTTTCCAGGTTCAGGTGCGTCGATAAATAAACGTAACTTAGGCGAGTCAAGCAGCACGTCAATAACACTTAACGCTCCGTAGACGTGATTTGCACTTAAGCTTGTTATAGGACTAATTCCAACAAGTACGGAGTCATATTGTTCAAGATCATTTAGGTTCCAGGAGACCTCAGGATTTTCCTGGATAACCTCGTGCCCTTGCTGCTCAAGAACTAACTTCATCACTCCAGCAAAAGATAACGAGCGCATGTTAGCCTTCTCTGAAGCATGAGAAGCGCTCATACCTGTGATAAGAATTTTACTCATACAAGTGTACCGTCTGCCTTCAATGCACGGCCTTTGTCCTCGGCAACCGCACGCTTAATGATACGGTCACAGTGTTCAACAAACGCGGTGTACTCTGGGATATATGGAGTTAATGCCGCGCGTTGTGCCATGGCAGTTGCGTGCAGCTCTGTGTCCGACATCTTTTCAACGTCAGAGATCTTTAGCTTATACGCATCACCAAGTGGATCACCTTCGCCCTTATCGGTAACAAGGATAGATCCTACGTGGGCTGCATATAGGAAACGACTACGCCACCAGCCGGATCCAGCGTGTGGATACGGTGGAGAAAGAATTCCCCAGTGCTTGTTATAGAACTCAAGTACGTCCTGCTCTGTAGCAAATCTTTGTCCGCCAAGTTTCTTAATAAGCTTACGACTTCCTACGATCTCAACTTGCCAGTCTGGATTCTTTCTTTCAAGCCAACCGTCATGTGGCATAAGAGCTCCAAGAACCCATGCACGCTTTTTCTCCGTAGGAGGAAGTGCGGTAACAGGTTGTAGGGTTGGAATAACAGTTGACGTTGGGTCTAACGCCTCGATAGGTCCTACCGCGTCAGGCATGCGCTTACGCACGATAGCTCTGTCACCGAAAGAATACATAGGACAAACTGGAACCATACCTGCTAGCCAACGATCTGCGATGAGATCTCGTGATGCCTCGACTAAACGTTTTTCGTAAGGCTGTACGTTTTCGTCTGAGTCCATCATATAATAGCGTTCGATATAACACTTTTTTGCCGCCGCAGGGTTTGTTTCCTTGATACGTTCAACTGCCGCTTCAATATCTGCACGACTAAAGTAAGTTGCGCCTTCTTCTCCGCGATGCTCAGTTCCTACAAGCAGATGCTTATATAACATCTCAGGTTTACGAATTAAAGCACGAGCACCGTTGAACACGGTATTAAATTGCCAATCATCAAAGAATCCTACGCAAGGTAATCCAGATGACAAAGTATAGAGTGCACCCATCGCACCTTGACGTCCATTAAGTGAGTTTAACGGTGCAAGGTTTACCCACGCAACATCATAAGATGAAAGATCCTCGCCTGGTGTAACCTTGCGCCAATCAACATCATGGCCAGCTTCACGCAATGCTTTTGCGATAGAAGCAGGCACGTCAATCTTTTGGATCGTACGCTTCTCCGTGTTAATTTGGAGTGCAGTAAATCCTGTAATTAGAACCTTCATGCCCACTACCTTTCTAAGTAGATTTGGAGTATCACCTATTCACTGTACCAGGAATAGGTGATAAACCAGACTTACTTAGACTGCTATTTAGAACGGAGCAGAAGGTGGAGCTGCTGCAACTGCTGGCGCTGATGCTTCTGCTACTGGAGCAGCGGCGGGCGCTGGAGCTGGTGCAGGTGCAGGCGCTGGTGCAGGTGCTGCAGCGGCAGGTGCTGCAGGAGTACCTGCAGGTGCTGTAGCTACGTAGTACATCTTAATTTCGTTCTTCTTTTGACCCTGCCATGTGCGAGAGCCAACCTGTGCACGAAATGCGCGTCCCTTAGCAGCTTGCTCGATTGCAGCGTTAGAAGGACTTGTTGCAAAGAACTCGCGGCCTAAACCGAGAGCTGCCATCTTGCGGAAAAACATACCAAGAGCAGCAGGTGATTCTGGAGTAACAACTAAGTTATCCCAAACAATGCGCTTGTTATGAGCGCCACCTTGTACCTGCGCCTTAAGCGCAAACATAGTCTTACCTGACTGCGAAACCTTTGCAGTGATTTCTTGACATACGAGATCGTAGTCACCGTCTGGTAGTGGTTCGAAACTGCCTACATCTCCGGCGTCTTTTACAAGATCGCCCCAATTGAGTGAACTCATCTGGTTTATTCTCCTGACTTAGTTGTTGGTGGTGGTGTTACTGCTGGTGTAGTTGGACCGAAAATCATGTCAAGCATGCGTTCGATACCAAGGTTTTCTTGTTCAACGATCTTTCCAAGTCTGCCTTGTACTCGCTCGCCTGCTTCGTATTCGTCTGTGCGTTCTACGTACATACGACGTGCCTTAAACGGTGATTGCAGTGGGTCCGGATTAGGAAACGTTTCTACTGTAATTGCGCCAAGGATGTCATAGAAGTATGGCGCTTGAATTGCAAGCTGACCTTGCAGGTAAGGACGTGAACGTCCGTCTGCTCCAGGTCGTGCCATAGCAGTCAATACAACAGCTTCTAACGGCTGTGTAGGGTGCATTGTAAGGTCACGTAGGTCACGCAGTAGCGCACCCATGTGACGAAGCAACTCGCCCCATTGTTGCATCTTCATTTGTTCAGTACCTGCGATTGAATCCATGCACTTCACTTGAAGTTCAGAGATGGAATCAATGATAAGTGACTTGAACTGATGCTTTCCAGTCTGTAACCACTGGAATGTTTTAAGAACAACATCATAGTCGCGAACGTTAACGACTACGGTGTCCCAGGTGCCATCGGCAACTGGAGGTTCTTCTCGAATAGGGTCCCAGTACTTAACGGTGATAGGTAGGAATCGATGCCCACCCTCAACGTCAAGCATGAGACGTGGATATGGTGCGGTTACCGCGAAGGTTGATTTACCAACCTTTGATTCGCCGTAAACCATGATAGTCAACGAACGTTGTACGTCAGACATCACTGTTTCCTTTCATCTCTTTGTGTTTGTTTAACATTATTAAGCGTTACCCTTCTTCTCTTCTACACCGTAATAGGAATAGGGATCTGACGGTTGGAACGCGTCTTCAAGTGCAGCCTCTGCCGCAGACCCATCATCAAACATCGGACATATAGAGAAGAATGAGCATTTCCACTTGCAATCGCGTGAAGGACTTGGGTACACGATAAATCTGTGATCTCCACCTTCATCAAGTGCCTTGCGTGCACCCATCATGTTCGTTAGAACACCGTGGATACGCTGCCAGAACGAGCGCAAGGCAAAAACGTTATGACGTACTTCAATTTGTTCGTAGAAGGGTGGCTTTGCGTTTGCAGAGCGCTTAACCTTCTTTAACATAGTAAAGATTCCGCCTTCAGAGCGTTCACCTTCTTTGTTCTGCGCAGTTTCTAACATCATATACGTAAGAATCTGCTCGTTCATGTGTGCCATCGCGGAGAAGTCTGTAAACGAGCCGCCGACAGTCTTAAAGTCTCTAAACATACGCACTCCGTCAGCCTTACGACGAACACGCATATCAATCTTACCTTGCAGGATAACCTCGCCGTTAAGTAAAGGCATCTCGATAATTTCTTCTGTAGAAATCATCTCTAACTCTGCGTCAATTCCGTTTTCATCAACCCACTGTAGGTAGCCTTCAAGCATGATGCGACCAAGCTCGGCCTCGGAGTCTAAATCGTATGTATCACGGAATGTAGACTCAAGAATTAACTTATCTTTCACGACAAGTTCTGCATGTGCGTCAAGAAGTGGGATGCCCTTGCCGTAGTACATATCAAGTGCCTCGTGAACACGAGAACCAAGTGCAAGTGCACCTGTCATCTGTTGAGTTCTAGGTTGCAATCGACGGTAATATGATAACCACCATCTTCTACGACAATCTTTGAAGGTTTGGATCTCGGAGTTAGAGATTCTTATCGGCTGGGTCATAGCTTTCCTGCCTTATCGTCTTTGAGTAGTGAGAGAAGCTTGTCTTTATCTTTTACGATTTGTTCAAAGTTATCAGCCTTAGTTGATAAGACTTGGATAACTCTTTCCTCGATAGAACCATCTGTAACATAGTCTGTGACGATAATTGAGTCGTGAATTTCAGATCCGATACGGTGAACACGGTCAAGTGCCTGCTTGTGATCTACAAGTGACCATGGACGCTGCAACATTACTAAACGTCGCGCCGCGGTAAGTGTAATGCCAACACCGCCAGCCTGCGCTGTAAAAAGTATCCACTTGATCTTGCCGGACTGGAAGTCGTCAACCGCCTGTTGACGTTCGTCCTCGTCCTGGGCACCAGTGATGAGACCATGTGGAATCTTAGCCTTAGTCATTTCTGCACTAAGTAAATCAATCAACTGACGTGACACCGCGCACACCGCAACGGAGTCATCTCCAAAGTCGCCGTTTTCAATGTCGTCCATAAGCGAGTCAACCTTACAGGAAGGCTCAGTAAGTACTGCACGCGTCTCGCCTGTTTCTTCGTTCACGCTCATCTCGGCATAAGAACTTGCAAACTGTAGTAGACGAATTGTCTGCGTAAGAGCTGAAGGTGCGGTAATCGCATCTCCGTTCTCTAACTCTGCAATCATCGTGTCACGCATCTGGTCATAAGCTTTCTTTTGCTTAGTAGACATCTCGATGTCGCGACGTTCAAACATCATTTCAGGAAGCCAAGGCAGTACCTTTGCCTTTAACATGCGACGCATGCGAGGATTTACCGTCGCATAGAATTCTTGTTCCATGTGAGGCTTTACACCTAAAACCATCATGCCACCGAAGGCATTCAACATTACGTTAACCATGCGGTCAACCCAACGTGTCTTGCTTGGCCACTCTTCAGGCGATAGCCAGTGAAGGATTGACCATAGATCTAAAACGTTGTTTGCGATAGGTGTTCCAGTCAATGCAAAGCGAATATCCGCATCGCCTGTTGCAGCCCATAGGGCACGAGATTGCTTAGACTTCGGCTCTTTACTTCGATGGATTTCGTCCGCAACTACAGACTTAAAATCAATCATGTTAAGTTCTCGCTTGTGAACCTCGCAGCGATTTATAGTAACCTTCTCGTCATGCCCGCCGCATTCTTGACACCGCGCAAGGGCAATAGAGCCGTAGGAAGAAAGTCTAGAATGAGAGCGCAAGGATTCCCAGTTAATAACGTATACGTCAGCCTCTTCCTCAAAGACCTTACGGCGTTGAGTCGCTGATCCCTTAATAACCTCTACGTCAACTCCAGGCCACCACATATCGAACTCGCGCTTCCAGTTCTTCTTGAGGGTGTTAGGGCAAACGATAAGCGCGGGAAAAACATCCTCGCCGTTATCCTGTAATTGTTTTAATGCTCGAATTGCCTGCGCTGTCTTGCCTAGACCAGGTTCATCTGCTAGTAATGCTCTACGGGCTACCGATAGGAATTTGACACCTGCACGCTGATGCGGGAACAGGTCCTCGTTGCCCTCTTCCAGGGTTTCTAGGTCACGTAACGTGTTTGCCGGGGTAATACGTGTGGCTACCTCGTTGGAAGCCCAGGCGGTCAATCTAGGGCCAATTTGAAGGTCAGTTTTGAAGGTGCTACGTAATGCCAAACATGTTGCCCAACTTGTAGGCACGTTCCATACCTGAGTTCTTGCATCCCACTTTGCTCCAGGAATACTTTTGCAAAGTTCCTTAAGACGCCACTCAGTATTGATAATTACGTGCTTGCCCGACTCGTCGAGCTCTACGTCAACTGGCACTGTTTGTCGTTCCTTTCGTCATTATTTCGCTATACTAACAGGATTTTGCAGAAGTTGTTTATTATTTCTGCTTAGTATCTACTTTATTTATTGTAGGAGCCTTCTAGGGATCCATCCAAGCTTTACACACTGTAATAGGGCATGTCGTATCGCATCAAGTGCGTGTCCTTCACCGCCCTTATGCCAGTACTCCAGCTTCTTAAGTTTAGGATTATCAAACATCGCCTTGGCGTCGGAAGGTGACTGGAAGATAACGTCATCTGCCTTTCTTCCTGCGTCCATAAGACATTGGCGTAAAATTCCAATCTGCTCAAGGCTGTAGGGAGCCTGTGATTTTTTAGCAGTCTGAGCGTTAATGATAAAGCGCTCACAGACAACGGTCACATCAGGATACTCAACGAGAGTGTCACGGATAGGCTTGGCGTACTCTTCCTGTTGATACTCACCTGCCCAGATTAAGACTGGCTCCTGTCCTCTTTCAAACGAGAACAGGGTCATGCCTGTTGCCTTTCCTGGGTCTACCGATAAGATCATCTTCACTAGTATTTTTCTCCCCAGTTTTCCATAGGACCATCAATGCCTGCTGTAAGCGGAACTGCCCAGCCTTCGGTAGTTGTCATACACTCCTTAACGATACGCTTAATTTCTTCAACGTCGTTACGCGGTGCGTTAAGAACAATTTCATCGTGCACAGGAACGATGAGAAGTTCGGTTAGATCTGCCTGATCTAGTTTTACAAGATTTGCCTTAAAGATCTCTGCCGCGCCTCCCTGGGCTAAATAATTAAGCAAGGTATAAACTCGATCTTCGTCACAAGGAAGTCTACGCCCTGTCCAGGTGTAAACATACCCTTGGCCTTCTGCCTTAAGACGACGCATTCCAACGTCTTCAATCTTTTGCTGGAAACCAGTCATGCCTGGGAAGCGTACATCAAATTGATTAACTACAGTCTTCATTATGTTCTCGGGTACACCCGCGGTAAGCGCCTGCTTTGCAACACCCGCGCCGTAGAGACGACCATAAATCATGCCTTTAATAAGACCGCGTCGTTTATCAGAACGCTGGAAGTTTGGATCGCTGTATACTTCTTTTCCAATCTCGGTGAACGGATCTGATCCTGTGAGGTCTGCCTGATGAAACATACCGATAAGGTTTGGATCTCCAGTAAGAGACGCGACCATTCTAAACTCAACCTGGTCAAGGTCAGAGGTAATAATGACGTGGTCATCGTCCTTAGGAATAAATGCACGACGCACAACGTCATCACCCTTAGGCAATGTCTGCAGCGCAGGATTTTGGATTGACATGCGCGAGGTACGAGCGCCAAGCGTTTTTACAGAAGGATGAACAAACCCATTGACGTTGTCATTGATAAAGTTTGCAAAGTACGTGTTAGCAAGCTTATCTGCCTTGCGTTGCTTTAACACGATTTCAGCTAATGACTTTACCTCATCGTTGCCTTCGATAGTAAGAAGCTTAAGTTGGTCCTTTGAAGCTGATTTTTGTCCCGAAGGTGTGAACTCGTTGATCTCTGCGCCAAGTGATTCTAGTAAACGCACTAGTTGAATGTTGCTGCCGATAGAGACGCCGTTGTACTTTTCCTTAGCCCATGTCTTAACCGAGCCCGCGTACTCTGTTAGCTCGTCAAACTTCTTCCTCGAGTAGTCAAGGTCAATGCGCGCGCCGTTGATTTCCATACGGGTAACGATGCGACGTGTTGCCATTTCTAGTTCATATGCCCTGTTGTATGGACCGCCAGGACCACACTTTTCATAAAATTTTTCCCACAGGCGCATAGTTAAGATGCAGTCTAACGCACCGTACGCCCAGTAAGGCTGAAAATTAGTCGGAACGGTGCCCCATGTCCAGCCGTTAGTTGCTAACTCTGTATCTAGCGTATCTTGAAGAGCAACCGCACGCCCGTCAACATATAGAGCTGCAAGACGTTTTAACGCGCCCACGCCAAGTGGATCAATGATGTGCGCCATAATCATAGTGTCGTGCGCGCGGTGCCACGGCAGCTTCCAACGTGACTGGATGTCAAACCATTTTGCCTCAAATGCTATGTTGTGACAAACAACTTGCCCATCAAACTTATCCATAGCTTGATAGAACGCACCTGCCCACTCGTCCCACGGCATTGCCCATGCCTGTTGCCCATCGCCAACCTGCACAAGACGAAGACGCCCGTGCCAAGGAGATAAGGCGTCCTTACGATCTCGTCCTGGGTACTCTCCAGTTTCAGTATCAATCGCAATTGCATCATGAGGACGACGCTCGCCAAGCCAGGTTAAAAACTCCCCTGCCTTTTCAACGCTGTCTACGAGGTGAAGTTGTACGTCACCTAGACCTTCAACTGTCATTTACGTCCTCTGTTACTACTACCTCAATGTTGCATTTCTTAAAATAATCTACAGTCGCATCTGGCAAACGATGAGCCGCACGCGTTCCAATTCGCATAACAACGCGGGTAATTCCAGAGTTAGAAATTAACTTTGCGCACTGATAACACGCTGCATCTGTTATGTATATGGTACCACCTTCTACGCGAGAACGGTCAACGTATAGTAGTGCGTTTGACTCTGCGTGGATTGATGGACATGAATCATATGTGTTATCAAGCGCAGTTACTCCTTGGGCACGTGGGCACCAGTCAATGCAGTCTCCTTCTACTGGGAACAAAGCTGCAGGACCGTTATACCCAGTAGAGCTAATGCGCTGGTCCTTAGACACAACGACGGCTCCGATCTGAGCACGGCTACAGCGAGATCGTTGCGCGATTGCATCTGCAACCTGCATCCAGACCTCGTCCCAGGAAGGGCGACTATTCATCTATCAATATCCTCAATCCCACCGATAACAGCACTTGAAAGAATCTTTGATACTAGATGTAGCGCTTCTTTCTTACTAAAGCCCGCAGATCTAAGTTCAACGTACATCTCGTGCAGTTGCACGGTTGCCTCGCGAAGTGGACTACTTTGTCCAAAACCCTCTAGCTCGTTACTCAATTCGGTCTCCTTTCTGGTTTGCCCACAGCTCATCACATATGCGGATATACTTGTTTGCAACACCAACTGCAAACTCTATTGCCTCGGACGATATTCTGTACACTACATTATGGTGTTCTGGCTGCAGTATTTTTCCCCAGTAAGGTGCTAACTTTATAGTTAAAGGAGCAAAACTTTTAGAAAGCGAAGAATCTCTAACTAAGATTGGATTAGTGTCTCCAGGATGCATCTGAAGTCTATCCCACATCTGCGCTATATCTTCATCAGGTGTTATCGTCTTTGCAAAAACCTTGTTGGCAAAGTTATTGTTGATGCGTTCGTGTACATCCTTGCGAGCCTTAAATCTTTTTAGGCTTGTGTATGGAAGATGGCATATTAACCAATCTTCCTTATTTGATGCGGCAACCGTAGTATCCCAAAGGTGCCAGAACTTACCATCCCCGTATTTAAGCTGGTGCTGTCCTGCATCAACAAAGTCACCGGAGTTGTTTTTTACCAGAATCTTTGAGGGAACCCTAAACTCGTGAAGAAGTTTTTCGTTTCTTTTAACCTCCTCGTGGAACTCGTCACGATCTCCTACGTGATTTACAGACGTCACGTAGTGATCTACAAGCTGGTAATCATCTAGTCTAGTGTCAATAAATCCTGCAGGTACTATGTAGTTTTCTAGCTGCATAGCTATGGCATTCCATTTTTCACCTAGATTAGATAAAAGATCCTCTATATCTTTGTCGGTAGGGCTAACTAAAAACTCGTCCGCGTCGAAGATAAAGTTCCAGTCAGGATTTTCTTGATTACTGATATGTAGAAGAATATTAGTTAAGGCTTCCTGGTCAAATAGGTTATCCTCATATCTAAATACCTCTATCTGATCCGGCCAAACCTTTTGCAGCTCGGCAAGACCATTTTTTGTGTCGTCGGTGCTGGAGTGGTCAATAACAAAAACTTTATCAACATGGTAAAAAAGCGCATGTGAGATAGAGAGACCCAGCAAAGGCCACTCGTTTCTTGCTATGACTATTCCGTTAATTTTCATCGGCTTTTGATAGCCTTAATCATCGCGTTAGCGTACCAACCTTCAAACGGATGAAGGTTATAAAGAAGCATAGGCTCGTCTCTATGTATTGCCGCTGTCAACGCACCCATCGCACGATTCTTGATCTGTTGCCAGTTGGCACCGATAATTGCAGGGATACTTTCATAAGGCTCGGTTGTGTGCTTTAGATTTTCTGCTGAATCATAGTGCTGCTCGTAGATGTGAAGAGATCCGACGTGATGGTGATACGTTCCTGGCTCGATGCCCAGGATAGACGCTATTGCAAGTTGAACGCGGGTAAACTGGAAGAAGTCATACGCCGCTCCTAGCCATACGTCGTTTGAGCGCATGTACACGCTCATGTTAAGTTTGTTGTTGCGAATTCTAAATTGATGCAGGATAGTGCACGGGTAATCTCGCTTATTTGAAAGAAGATCTAGCTCCGGATTCCAAATCGTGACGACAGCCTGTCGTGTATCTGGGTCTGCCTTAAGTCTTTCAACTATAGGAGCATACTGCGACTGTGTACGAATTCCATACGCTCCGTGAAATAGTCCGTTATCCTCGGTATAGTTAGCAAACTGTGGACCGATGGCGATAACAAGTTTAGGCGTGCTTGCACCTGCGATAAGCTGGCAAGCCTCAACCGCGCCGATACCTGGAACAGTTCCACGTCCTACACCTAAAGGTAAGGTGTTATACACGTCATCTATACGAATAATTGCATCCTCGATCTCGCGTGTCTTCATACCACGAGGAGCAACCTCTTTACCGTTTTTGAGTACGTGCTGTACAAGATCAACGTATCCGTTAACTCCGTCAGGTATGTTGATTATCGCAGTATCCATTTGTCTCCCAGGTTCTTTTCTTGTGTAAGTCGTGTTATTGCCTTGCCGTACTCTTCTTTTTGTGCATGAAAAAATCGTCTAACGTGCTGCGGGTGGGAGGTTACAGAGTAAAGATAGCTAGGTATATTTGCATAGATAAGTCCTTTTTCAGCAAGACGCCCTAAGGCAACTACAGGTGGACGACGCAACGTACACCATAGATCTTCAAAACGCTCTGATGACATGTCGTTTATATTCACGATACCCATGGTCTTCCACCTATCAGACTCAAGAGCCGTAAGTAAAAACTCGCCGGAATTTCCATCAACAGGCATGAAAGGCAGGATAGTTTCCTCGCCATATTTTTTAGTGATGTTTCTTGTATCTCCTACGAGTAATACCCTTGGAAATCTTTGTCCGATGTACTCCGGAAACTTTATTAGCTCCTGTGTATCTTCTTGAAAAGACTCCGCGCGGTTAATAACGTGAGACGCAAGATGAGATATCGCGTCAAGCGAATCTGGAGAAGGAGTTAGGCGTCCGGCAAGACCTGCGGACGCTGAAGCCGCAAGCTCATAGAATTTTAAGATCTCTTCTAACTCGTGTACCTGTACATAATCGTCACCGCGAGCATTAAGACGACGAGTAATAACATCAAGAGGTTGATAGAGCCAAAATTGAGCAACACCACGTGATTGAAGAAAGAGCTCTGTCCAACGCCAACCAGCTTTACCGAGGAGACCGTATCCGTCGCCTGTACCTGTCTCAGGACGTTTAACAGCGGCGTATGTTACCTCGCCCCAATGCCAGCGATCTGCAACCGCAATACGTTGAGACCAATCTGCCTTTTCAATAGAGGTTACATAGTCCTGTAAAACCCAACGACGCGTCATCTCTTCAGGCTTAGACTTATGGTAGAACTCGATTTCTTTTTTAGGAAACTTTTCGCTAAGTTGTTTTTGAACCTCAGACACAAGAGTAGATTTGCCTGAGGCATCCGTGCCTTCAATAACTATAAACATCTTTTGCGTCCTTTGTCTCTAAGAAAATTATAACATCAAAACTTGATTTACGGAATAAGCTCTATCCTATACACCGACTCAATACCTTTATCCGCGTCCGATGCGTCCTCTAATAGTCTTTGCGCGACATTGGTAAGGTATCGTGCGCCGCCTTGGTCATATTTATATAACGCATCTAAGACGGGAGTTGGCTCCTCGGATACCTGTGCCCAGTGACGATGTTTCTCTGGAAAGATAATTGCAACGCTGCGTGTAGGGCGACACTCCTCGCAAGGGAGAGCGTCATCTACTAACGTAGATATAGGCATCTCTGTAAGAGCGTATCTTTTAACCAACGGACACGCGGCTCCGTGGAAGATTAAAGATACACCTATGCGAGAAAGAATATACGAGCCATTATCCGTCTTGTAGAGCTTAAACTCGATCCAACGGTATGTTCCAGGGCGCCAGGAGGAAGACTCCGCAAGGAGTTTTCCGCTAAACTGTAGGGTACGCGAGCCGTCCTTTACCTCATGCACTCGTCGTATCTCCTTCAATCTTCTTGATGTTATCTCCATTAACTACATTGAGTACATCTTGAAGCTGAGTCAGATCCGCGCGCAATGATGCGATAGCCCCTTCGTATTGCATAGCCATCTCACCGATGCGCTGTTGAAGCGCGATGATAATCAGCTCGTCCTTGGTCTTTGGCTTGTCCATTAAGTAAACGTCCTTGTCGTAGGTTAGTTATTAGGAAAGAGCTGTGATCTGTGCTTCTAGCGCTGTAATCTGTGCCTCGGCCTCATCTATCTGCGCGTTAGCGTCTGCGATCTTAGTAGCGGAAGGCGTTTCTGTAGCGTTTTCCTCGATGATAACTAACTCCGCATTAAACTTATTATAGTTAATGTTCTTAATGTGTGAGTTGATAACCGCAATCTTATCAGTCGCGGTTAGGTCGTAGTCTGCCATTGTGTCTCCTTGCGTCCATTTAGCGTCCTTGTAACGCTAAATTGTATAACATTTACTACTATTTTGTGCCTATTCTAGCACGTTTCTTTAAATGCTTTTAGAGCATTTATTATGCTTTTACACTCTTTTATACTGTCTTCATATTCTTTTACAGTCTCTGTGTCCGTTTCCTCTAGTAAGTAGCTTTCTAAGCTTTCCTGCATCAGGATGTATGTGCGCGTTTTGCTTTGGACTAGAGAAATCTTTTCTTCTTGTGTTAATTCATTTGTCATTTTAACCTACCGCAGTCGTATATGAGCCAGTGCCTATAGCATTAACCGCCGCAACATAGACTCGAATCCATGTTGCTGTCGTTCCCGTGACACGGCCACTGACGCTTGTTGATGCTGTAGAGTAGGGAGCTGCTGCTGTATACGCGCCTGATCCTGCAGGAATCTGGGTAGTTGAGGCAGTCCACGGCCCTGAAGACGAAGCTGCTCTTTCAACATAAACTTTATACCCAGTAATAGCCGAGCCGCCATCACTTGAGGGTGCAGACCATGACGCAGACCAGTTTAAGTTTGTACCGCTAAGTGCAGAGGACGCAGTTAACGAAGTTACTGTGCCTGGTACGGTTGGTGATGTGACAGTTGCCGTGTTAGAGAATGCTGAAGCAGATCCACCAGAGTTTGTAGCTGTGACTCTACAACGAATAGGACTAGCATATCCAAGAGCGCTAAAGTTTGAAGGTGGAGAGTATGAAGAGCTAGTTGCACCAGATATGCTTAGATATGTAGTTCCTTGATCTAGGTACTGCCACTGATATGTATATGAGGTTGGAGAGTTGCTCCATGTGCCATTTGTAGTTGAGTACGTAGTAACTCCTGCAGTTCCAGAGGAAGGTGTTACAGAAGGCGCGACGGTGTTTACAGGTGCAGCTGCAACTGCAGGTCCTACTTGTGTAGAGCCGACTTCTGTAGATGTGCCTGCAGAGTTGCTTGCAGTTGCGTATGCTTTAAAGTAGTTTGGCACATCAGAAGAACTGATAGTGTAGGTACCAGATGTGCTAGACGTTGAAGCTCTAAGAGGATCGCTAGTTAATACTGGGTTAGTTCCGTTATATAGTCTTAAACTATAGCTTGTCGGTGTGTTAGCCCACCCTGAAGTTGAGTACGTTATGATGCTTCCAACAATATAGTTTCCTGTGTTTGTAGATATTGAAACTGTTCCGCCTGAAGGTATCACTACCGGGGCTGCTACTGTTGCAGTATTAGACGCAGCAGGAGAAGAAGACCCTCCTGCATTAGAAGCCGTAACATCGCAACGGATAGGGCTTGCGTAGAAGAGGCCAGAGAAGAAGTTAGATGGTGGAGAGTATGAAGAGCTAGTTGCACCAGATATGCTTAGGAACACTCCAGGTTGATCTTGATATTTCCACTGGTATGTGTAACCGGTAGGAGAATTAGTCCACGAGCCAACGCTGTTGACACTATATGTAGTAGTTCCAGCCGTGCCAGAGGTAGGAGTAATTGTTGGTGCAACGGTGTTTACAGGCGCAGGAGGGGTGTATGTAACCGAGCCACTTCCCGTATTAGAACTTGTCTTATCTGTAGGAGAAGTTTGCGGAGCAGATCCTGGAGTAAACGTTGAAGAAACACCTGACTGCCCGCTGCTAGAGTACACCGTCACAGAGTTAGCGCGAACCGTGCCAGATACGTTTCCAAGTGTAACTACAACGCTAACAGATGACGCTGTAGAGTTACCTGTGGAGTTATATGTTCCGTTCGCAAGACCTGCGTTCGTTATAGTGTAGTTCACACTATAGCTAGCCGCGTTGGACTGATCCCATGAGAGAGTAACTCTCTTGCTGTTATTTTTATTGTAGACGGTAGCTACGGCGGTAGCTGTAGAGGTTACTGTAAATGTCTGACTTGTTATCAATGTACCGGCGTCGCTGCCCGTATACGACGCCCCAGGCGTAACAGAAGAAACCCAAGAGCTTGTTGCGTTAGATCCATTAGCCCACGTAACTGTTCCTGTATTAGAAGGAGCGGTATTAGCCACGGTGATAGAAGAAGGAGCACCTGGTGTTATCGTCGTGTCCGAAGTAGCAAGGTTACTAGCTGAAGGCGTAACGGCGGAGACGGTAGCTGTGTTAGAGAACGCGGCGGTAGAGCCGCTGGCGTTTGTTGCGGTAACACGACAACGAATCGGGCTGAAGTAGCCTAAGCTTAAAAAGTTAGAAGGCGGAGTGTATGTAGATAGAGTGTTGGTGCCAGGAGCGCTGACGTAACTTGGCGTGTCGTATGACTGCCACAGATACTCGTATATGCCATCTGCGTCGTCAGGATCCCAGGTGCCGTTACTTGTCACGCTGTATTGCGTAACTCCTACTGTTCCTGATGAAGGAGAGATCGTAGGCGCGACGGTGTTAATTGGTGCAGGGCGAGATACGGACACGGACGTACTTGTCGAGGTTGCGGAGGTAGAGTATGTAGAGTTCACCGCGGTTACAACAAAACGATAATAGGAGGTAAACGCAGGAAAGTCTGAAAGTGTAAGCGCATAGGTGACCGTATTTGAAGACCCTGAAGAAGGGTTGGCAATAGATGTTGCGGAGCCTATGTTAGACCAGGAAGAGTTGTCGGAAGATTTTTGAAAGACGTACGTTAAGGACGTAGAGTCGGTCCAGTAGTAGTTTGTGCCTGTAAGTGTTGAAGGGTACGTCGCGTTGTTGCGTGAAATTGTTACCGTCGACGCGATTGAAGGAGTACGAGTGCTCGTAAAAAAAGATCTCCATGTACCTGCAACCTTTATGTACCCGTTGCTTACAGTTCTCCATGTACTATTTTTAATATAAAAGGCAGATATGGAGTTACTCCAGGTTCCACCTGTTTTCTTAATGTAAGCAGACATTATGAATAGACCACCACTATGTCGCCATCTGTGCCACTTGAATTAGTAGCCGGATCAAAAGAAGTGTACCCTCTAATGTTTCTTAATCCGAACGTTGCTACAGGAGTAGCCGCATCAAGTGTGACTGCGGTAGTTGCTCCGTCAACTCTAAGAAGATTAGTTGCAGTAGATAGTGTAACATCGCCTGTCCCGCCAGCAGTTAGAGAGACGAGTCCTGCCAATGAAGATGTGCTGTTAGTGTCAGAGTACAGTTGCATTTTTCCACCGGCGCCTAGACTGCTGCCAGGTCCATAAAAATATAGAGCCCCAGCCGTGCTACTTATAACACCCTGCTGTTCGCTGCCGTCATACGTATATATGTTACCACCAGATATTTCTAATCTTGTCCCATTAGACGCTGTTGCAAAGGTTCCACCGGTGATAGTTGCAGTAGAGGATATACCGCCAGAGAAAGATCCAGCCTTTACTTCTCCTGTAAAAGTTGCGCTGCCGGTGTTTAGTATTTGAACAGTTGGTGTCCCAGACACACCGTCATATGCATAAAATCCAGTTGAGTTCATCTCAACGCGAGCGCCAGTTCCATCGACCCTTGTTCCAATTTTTATGCCGCTTGAGGTACTAATGCTAGTGATCTGGTCACTGCCGTTTTTAGATACTCCATTTCCATCTTGAAGTGCTGTTGCTCCTTCAGCTGCATTTGACACTAATGTTGAAGCTGTAGTTCCTCCAATAGAAGAACCTGCGCCAATAGTCAACGTGCCTGAGCCGTCATAGGTAATAGCTGATGTACCTGTTCCTGCCTTAAAACTTCCATCGTCGTACCAGTAGTTTGTAGCGTTTATGTATATGCCATTTTTACCAGTTTGAACTGCCGCGCCAAATCTTGCAGTTCCTGCAGTAACATATCCCGTAAAGGTTCCGCCTGTTGCGTTAACCGTGCCGGAGAATACAGCGGTTCCGGCGTTGGTAATAGATACAGTAGCAACCGTACCGTCATATGCGTAAAAACCGCTAGAGTTTATCTCTATACGAGCCGTATTTCCACCTGTACTTGAAGCGGTAGCACTTGTTGTAATCTTTACCGCACCCGCTACGTCAAGATAGCCTGTTGTAATCTTTCCGGCGTCAATATTTGCAATTACTAAGTTTCCTACTGTAGTAGATGTCCAACTTGTGCCACCTGCACCAGTCCACTGGCCCGTAATGATGCCGTCTGAGTAAAGAAGTGTACCTGCAGGAGAAACTGCTGATGATACAACGTTAGTTGCTGTCTTAGCATATGTAAACGTTGTTGTTGTAGGAATTGATGTAACAGTAAATGTGCCGTTAAACGTAGCATCAACACTAGATATTTTTACTGTGCTACCTACCGCTAAACCGTGCGCCGTAGAGGTTGTAAGTGTTGCTACGTTGCTAGTTAAAGCCTTATTTGATATAGATCTAGTTATTCCATACTTCCACCAGATGTCTCCAGCTGTATTAGCGGTGCTGCCTGGTTCTGACGTAGAGTAGTAGACTGTATTTTTTCCGTTTGCAGTTGATTGGGCGGTAGATATCGCAGCATCTTGTCGTGCAACCCACGCTGTACCACTATAGACGTAAAGTTTATTACCGTCATTTGTGTCGATCCAAAGATCGCCTTCAGAGTATGAGCCGCCTGTTGGTTCATCATTTTGCACGTAGGTCTTATTTTTTCCTTGCGCGATAGATAGTGCTTCTACTGCATTTGCATCTGTAACTGTAATAAAATCATTAAGATTTTCACTGTAGATATTAGTTACACCATCGTCTGGATTTATCCAGGTTGTACCTTCCTTAAGATACTCGGTCGGCTGTGTGTCTGTAACTATAGTAGTTCCAAACGCAGCCTCATTAGGGGTAATGGCGTCTGCCGCGACGGTCTTTGTGGTTACCGCACGAAAACCCAATTTCTCAGTTGTTACAACGTTTGTCTTAAGACGCTTTGGAGAAGGATTTTTTTCAATCTTTCTGATGCGACTTTCAACGCTGACAATAATTTTGCCTATACCTTGACGACGTCTTCTTCTACTGACCACGTTTATCAACCTGCGCTTCCGTGACTAGTGTTAGCTCTACTTCCTCGCCAAAACTTGGTGTATCAGGAACCGTTACCTTATATCCGTCGATCTTACGAACGATAACCGTGTCACGCACTTCAAGGTCGCTTGCAAGACGCATGCGGATAAACTCGTCTTCAACTATGATAGAGCACCAGTCTCCCGGAACGTACTCTCCGATAACAGGAGATAAAGATCCGTTAACCCTAACCTTAATATCTGAGATAGGAGGACGTGACTCGGTTAGATAGCGCTCCGCATGCGAGTAAAGAAGCTCTTCGTTGTCAACCTCGCTGCGTGTTTCATTTGCGTCAAGGATAGGCCAACCGTTAAGAAGCATGTCGGTCGCACTAGCGACGGCGTACGGCTGGCTAATGTCACTTCCAAGATCCGGGATGTTTCCTACGACAAAGAAACGTGTTGCCGCGTGCTCTGCATTTTCTTCCATCGTAACGTTGATGATACTTCCAGGATACTCAAACACAAGCTGGTCTGCGCCGTAGCGGCTAGGAGGCGATACCTCTCCTGGGGCAGGAGGATTTGGAAAGTCAATAGCGATAAGAACAAACGTACGTGTAAATGTAGGTACGTTTCCAATATATACAAGATCACAGTCGATGCGATACTCGAAGCCGTCAACCGTATCTGAGTACGCGTCAAGCTCTTCACCCGCGGACTTTAGCTCATAACCACGGTAGTTAGTATTTGGCACGTTCTTACCGCTGTATGCGTCTGTAGAGTACTGCATATCAATGTCAGAGTTTCCAGGATATGGTCCATACGTTCCATACTTAACTGTAGGCTGTACCACGGCAGAACCCGACGCGACTGCAGTTGCAGCCATGTCGCTATCAGATACGGCAATTGTAAAAGTGTTTGATGTAGGAGTTGACAATATGTACTGCTTACCATCAAATATCGTAACAAAAGTTGTAGGGTCGTCTACACCCGATAAAACTACGTAGTCGCCTGCTGTAAACCCATGACTGCCTGACGTAGTTAATACTCCAGTGAAATCAACGATAGACTTAGACGTGACAGTTTTAGTACTTGTTGATACTGACGCAGTAGAAGAAGAATTTATAGTAAATGTAGTATCACTAGGCGTAGCAATAACATCCCATAGGCCATCTAAAGTTCCATTAACATTATAAATTTCTACAGTCTGTGTAGGCATGATGCTATGCGCTGTAGAAGTGGTGATCATGCTAACACCACCAGGAGCTGTAACTGACGTGATCTGCAACTCTGTAGCAAGGGCAGGCTCGATGTCTGTGTTAGGAAATGCTATACCGCTAAAATCAACAAGGATCTCGTCAAGAAGCTGGCGAACAAAGTCATATGTATCTACGCGGGCATAGACCGTCACTCCAGGATATGAACCGTTAGGAACCGAGGTGCCGGTGACTGTAAAGGTCGTGGCATTTGGAGAAGTTGCAATCGTATAGTAACCGCTGTATTGAAAATCTCCAACCTCTACAAAAGAGATCTGAATCGATGATCCAACGGGAAAGTCATACTCTAAAGCTTGAAGAGTTCCCGTGATAGTTCCACCTGAAACAACAAGGTCTGCGCCAAAATCATGTGTCCATGTCTTCCATATGTCACGGTGGTGGAAATAGCTTGTAAACTCGGATGCAGAGACGTTTAACGAGCGTGTGACAACGTCATATGAACGGTGCCAGACAATGCCACCCCAGATGCACACACCGTCGCGTACGACGTACAGCCCTGTCTTTCCGGGCATCGTACTGTTGTAGATATCCATCGAAGATGTGTCTGGAATTACAGGAATAGTTCCGCTAAATGAGCCCGCTGCCTTAATCGAGCGCTCGAAGGAGACACCGCGAAATGGAATCTCTGCAAGTACCTGATTTGTTAAAAGATCAGTAGTAAAATACCGGTATTCTACGGATACCGTATCGGTCATTACCATCTAAGTTGTACCTCATTAAGTAGATTCGTCGTTGAATACATTGTATACTATCCAAGCCACGCGGAGCGATAATAGACAGCCAAAGACGCATCACTTGTTGTGTCTCCATCATCTACAAAGCTAAACGAATTATCTCCTGGAGCTAAAAGAGTCCACTCTGCAAGAACATCAACAAGACTGCGCTTACCGACAGAGTCTCCATCAAGCGTAACTACGTGATCTCGTGTGTCAATCTCTAGAACCTGTCCAGATGTCAAAGTTTCAATAATTGTAATAGACTCGTTGGTGGTCTCGTTAAGAATAGTTGCAGGGCCTGTTAACGGTCCTGTAATTTGTAAGATTACCGGTGCATAGGCGTTTCCTGTGTTAGTCACTGTACCAGCGCCTGAACCGGCAACTCCTGAGTTTGCCCCCTGGATAGTTACATAGCGGTATCCTAGCTCGTCCTCCGCATACCATTCGTACTTGAGAGGATCTGGAGCGCGCAGGCCGATAGAAAACTCGGTGCGTCCTCTCGCATTAACTGTCTTAATGTTAGGACGTCCGCTAAGGCGCACAAAGGAAGCCTTTGTTGGTTCCTCGTCTACCTTAATCCATGCACCTATATAGACTAGGTCGGTTTCCTTAATAAGTTTATCGCGTGACACTTGAACGAGCGCAGGGTCAGGTGTAAGAAACACCCCATTAAGGGTTAGCTGGCGTGCCATATAGCGCCCACGTACATCATAGGAGCCGTCTCCCCAACCACGAGGAATATCACGAACCTCAGGCTCCGGGTGTACCCACCAGCCGTCAATGTCCGTACACACCCATACCACGCCGTTCTCGTCGATTGTATTAAGAATAAGGTCGCCGATAGCAATGTCGGCGTTAAGCTTCATTCCCGTGATATGAGGAATCGGCAAAGGTGTAAGGCCTAGGTTTACCTGCGTATTCTCGTATGACTGCGTTATGTTGTCAAAGTACTCTCCAACATATAAAGCATTCTCAAATAATAAAGCGTCGACTAAGAACTTCTTGCCGGCCGTGCCTGCTAGAGGTTGAATAACAGATATAGTAGCTGCAACCGCAAGCGCAGGCGCTATCATTACGCCTTCTAGACGAGTAAAGTCACTGCCTGTTGGAATTTCTATCGGATTAGTTGAACTTGTTGATATAAGACTTCCACCGGAGACAGCGGTATACCACTTGACGTCAATGCGTAGTGTCCCGGTTTCCTGGTTATCAGGTACCTTTACATATGCGGATACAGAGTACGAAGCCGCGGCTGTCACCGCGATTCGTGCAGATGTAATAACACCGGAGTTAGCCGAGGCAGCCTTGGTAATTTGTAAACAAGATGTGCCGTAGAATGCGTCGGTGGTGATACGCGCGATAGTAGAGGAACCTGTAGCAGACCATCCTGTAGTATCCGTCTTAAAAGAAGGATTAGTTACTAGGTTGACTCTTGACATTTTATGAACCGCCCTTACGCATCTGGAAAGCAATCTGACGGGAAACCATAGATGCAAGCTCTGACTCGTTCATACCCGCTGATGGGTAGACGTTAATAGTATTCCCTCCAGAGCCTCCTGCAAGAAGTTCAATCATAGCCTTATCACGCTTAGACATTCCATTTGGATCAAGAGGCTCAATTCTCTCTGGACGACCAGCTTCCCCAATACGCGCGATAGTTCCTCCGTATGAAGGATTAACTACACCGCCTAAAGCAAAATTAGGAATTGTTGGAATGTTAATACCAAACGTAGTTCCACGCCCAGGGACGCCAATGATGTCTGGGATCTTAAATGAGATCTTATTCATTGCTCGAATAAGAACATTTATCAGGTTGATTACCATATTTATAGTGTCTTTAAGGCCGCTTGTTAACCAGCCCCATATGTTTCCAGCGCCTTTAGCAAATCGTGCACCTAGCCCGGCAAGAAATCCAACTACCGCATCAAAAACGGCTTTTAGAGTCGGCAACGGGTCAAAGGTAAGAATTTTCCATAGACCTTTGACAATATTTATAACAACAACAATGGCATCTGCAAGTATGTTAATAGCGCCTACAAGTAAAAACTGGAATATAGGCACGACGTACTTTGCTAGGAAGTCTCCTATTCCCTTAAATATATCACCTAGCCCGGAGAAGTTTGCAGCTAGTGGGCCAATCGCATCTTTTATCTTATTAAACGCATTACCAAGAGCTCCGCCGACAGCATCAACTAGTCCGCTTATAGCATCTCTAAGATCTTTGCTACTCTTGTACGCGATAGCAAATATAGCAACCAATGCAACAATAGCTGCAACTACTGCTAAGAATGGGCCAACAGCAACACCAAAACTTGCAGCTATAGGTTCTAGTAGGGGTCCAAGTTTTAGGTAGCCTAAAACTAATTTATTAAGAAGTCCAGACATTGCTTCAAAAGGATTCATAAGGAGGCCTACAGCCTTACCTATTCCGCTAAGTCCTGTAATAAACATAGAGAATGGTTTTCCAACTATATAGAGAATACCTGCACCAAACTTAGCCCATAAAAATCCAACTGAGAATAACGCTAGTGCAAGACCATGGATAGGAGCTGTAAAGTCCATTATCTTCTTAAGAATATCACTGCTAAAAATTGCAAGAATTACTGAAGCTATAGTATTAAGTGTATCAAAGAAGACCTGTATGGTAGATGTCTGTGTAAAAGCCTCAAGTATCTTTGTTATAGTTACAAATAGTCTGCCCATTGAAGGAGCTGCCTCGTTGGTCATCTTCATTATGTTACCAAATGAAGGTGCGGCTTCTTTTATGATGTCCCAAAACTTTTTGATGTTTGGATCATTACCAAGTTTAAGTAGCTCTTTTACAAAAGCGCCAACGCTGCTTAGGATAGCTTTTGTATTTTCAGCCGCACCCGCAAAGTAGTCTTTTAACTTATTTTGGCCACTCTCTGACTTAGAGAATATAGCAAACGCGCCGGTGATATCTTTAAAGTAGTCAAGCATAATCTGGCCGCCTGTACCAGGACCGGTATTTGCCTTGATGATGTTTCCAAGGCCTTTAGCGATGTTTCCAATGATCTTTCCAACCTCGGCAGCCACGCGGCCAGCTTCGGCAAAAAATGCCTTAAGTTTCTCTGGGTTCGCGTTAAGCTTTTCATCAAGAGTCTTTGTGCTTGCATTTAGCCAATCAAGAAACTTCTGTAACAGCGGGTCAACTGCAACAAGAACTGATAGGAAGATTCCCCAAAGGTTTCCTCCGATGCTTCCAAGTTTTTCAATGGCAGTTGCCGCGTTTGTGAATGCCGTTGAAAGTTTTTGCAAATTTACTGGAGTAACAACAACATTGGCAAAATGAATTGCTGCGTCACCTAAGGCAGTTCCTACTTCTCTAAGACCAACTTTTAATGTAGGAAATGCCTTATCAATCAGAGTTGTGATTGCTGTCTGCAGCGCAGGAAGAAGAGCACCTGCCGCCGCTTCTTTTAATTTTAGAAGTTCTGGTTGAAGGCCAGAGATGAACTTAGCAAACTCAGCTTGTGATGCTGACAAATTAGCTAGAGGATCTACAGTTCCACTTCTACGACCGTTTGCCGCGTCTGTTTGCGCTCGACGAAGAGCTTCCTCTGCATCTTTTTGCTTCTGTAGGGCATCAACTTCAGCTTTTGATCTAGCGTCTTTTGCGTCAGATACCGCGGAGTCCGCTTGTGCTGCAGCCTCACGAGCGGCAACGACCGAGTCAAGACCTTCAACACCTGTTTTTGCAAGTAACTCTTGTTGCTTAGCAAGATCTGAGTTCTTGTCTTTAGCGCGACGAAGATTAAGATCAGCCTCGGCGTATGCAAGCTGTGCTTCGCGACGGGCACGAGAGTTAGGAGGTAAATCTTGAACACGCGCTAAACCTTCACGAGCTTTTTCAAGATCAAGTCCTGCTCGTTTTTCTGCAAGCGCAGCACTTTCCGCATCAAAACCCATCTGCTGAAGTTGTTCGTTGCCGTCTTTAAGTGCTGTAGTAAGCGCTTCTTGAGCTTTTGTAAACTTATTTTTTGCATCTGTTACATCTTTATCAGCTTTAGTTAGAGCTTCTGTATTTGATAAAACAACTTGTAGAAGAGCTTTTTCAGCGTCTGCAACTCTTCGTTTTGCAGCAGTGTCGCTAGCTGCTGCTAAATTCTTTTCCCTATTAAGTGTAGTTACAGCCTTTGATATACCAGACAAGGCAAGCTTGGCAGTTATTGCTCCTATCCCTATGTCTACTAGACCTGCACCAAGAGCTAGTGCAGCCGGCGCAGCAGAAAGCAGCGCACTGCCGAGAGCAACTACGCCACCTGCAAGAGCCGCAACACTTCCTAATAGCTCAGAAATAACAGTACCAACACCAATCCCTGCTGACTGCAAGGCATATAAAGCTTTTCCTTGGTCTTCTATCTTATTTACAAAGTCAGAGCTAACACCTAGAGCTCCAAGATTCTTAGAAAAAGCGCTGGCAAACTTAGCTCCAGCGTTTCTTCCAACTCCAGAGGCAACACCTTCAAGTTTTTGTAGATCTCTGCGTACTGCAGACTCAAACCCAGTTGTTACAGGCTTGATAACTATATATGCCTCACCGACTACTGCCATGGTGTCACCTCCTTCCTTTTCTAATTATTAGTTCTTAGTGCCCGAGTGGAGAATCTAGAATATCGCCAAACGGCTTAGATGAATTTGCATTCACGCTTGTCGGTTCTAGATACGGCTTAGGCTTCTTCTTTGGTTCAAATGGTTTAAGCTCTGGTTCACTTACCTGAGGAGCGTCAAAGTCCATAGCACCTGATGCAGAAATATCACTCTTACTTGATGCGTACTTATACTCGCTATGATATAGATCAGAGTAGATAGAAGATCTAGTCTTATTGCGAGCTTCAGCCTGCTCCGCGGTGCTGTAGTTCATGTCGTCCTCAAGGAAGTAGTGAAGAACGTCTAGCATGTCACTAAATTCCATGCTTGCAAGTTGTAGTCCATTCACTAATGCTCTTCCATTCACATAAGGCCATAGGTCAATCCCCCACTCTAGGAGACTGTAGGCTGCTCTTCCGGGCGTCCTGAGTACTCCTCAACAAGCCAGGATGTAATGTCGGCAAGTGTCTCTACTGTTACCATCTTTTCTGGGTGCTCGCATAAAGCATTGAAGCGCTCGAAGCTTTCTTCAACTAGAACTTTCTTAAAGAAAGTGTTGATAAGCTCTGCTGATTTAGCCGGGTCATTTGAGCTTGCGTCAGAGATAAGGTTTAGCATAGTCTTACCTTGCACCTCTGGGATGCAGTTAAAATCTTCTCCGTGAAGCTTAAAAGAAAGAGGCTCTCTTGCCTCTTGCCCGATACCTGAACCAAAGTCCTTGAATCTATTAGTCATGTTTTCTTCCTTTGTAGTGTGTTAGTGTCTTTATCGAGACGTATGTCTCAATTCTTATTTTATCAAATATAGGTTATCGGTGAGATACCTATTTGGTCGTGTTCCAGGATGTCGCACTGCATGTGTATAGATAACTCTTCCACCTGAAGAGAATCGCAGCACGCTTGCTCTATTTGGAACGATGATGTGAGGCTTAGTGCCTTCGTGATGTAGCAGCGCATAGTGTAAGCTAGATCCAACCTTTACATATTGACCGCTAGTCCCGCCGACCTCGTGGCGCATATGAATAGAAGCTTTAAGTTTACCAGTCTTTACACCTGCCTGCATTCTTGCTGCAATAACGATACGACGACCACGTTCAGCAAGGTAGCGTCCTACCATACCATTGGGACTTTTTAAGACTTCATCAAGTACTGGCTTATAGAAAACTACTTTTACTGTCATTATGGTACCACTAACGTTACCTGCATTTTAGTAGTCTCGAAACCACCTTCTGCAGTTGTTGCCTCGACTGTAGCGATAACACCCATGCCAAATTCTCCAGGCTCCCACTGATCCAGCTTTGTGATAAGCTCCATAAACATATATGCGTCAACTGCCGAGATCTCTGAACCTTCTTGAATTTTTTCACCTGTAGGAGCTTTTCCGTTAGAACCTACGACAGGGATTGCACGAGAAATAGCAATACTCAACACCGCGCTACGAGGCGACGTTGCTCTCTGTGGCTGGCTAGCTTGATCACCAGGAAGCCCTAGGTACATTTGAATAAACGAAACGCAGAGCTGCTCGCAGTCGATAGCAGGCTCGCCCATTGTCCAAAATTGACGATGAGGCAGAGGAACATTGTAGTCCTCGTAAGTTTTAACTACCTTATCAAGAATCTTGTCAAGAAAGTTCTTAAGGTGTAGTGCGTCTTCACTTACCGAGGCTATATTAACAATTTGCATGTTAGCCTCCTCAGTTATCTAATGTATAGGTAGGTGTTGTAGGGGTACCAAGTCTGAGGGAAAGATTACCAGACGCAATATATACAGTTTCTTCACCCTTTGTCGCGTAAAGATCCCACGTACCTGGATCAACAAAACCTGCGTAGGCATATGCATCTGTATACGCGACTGATAATGTTAGTGTGTCACGTGACTCGTTTGTAACAAGCGCCGTGCCTGTAGCTGCAACACGGGCAACGTTGTCCGTAACCTTGACAAACATAAAAGTAGTAGTCGTAGGAACATCTGCGATGTAATAGGAGCCGTTAAATGTCGCATCTACGCCCGAGATTGTCACATAGTCGCCTACCGAGAACCCGTGAGCAGTCGACGTGGTAATAATAGCCATGTTATCTGCAAGTTGCTTAAAGGACACTGACTTAGAGATATCGTTAATGATAGTGTTGATAGACACGGCGCCAGATCCTAGGTCACGAGTTTTGCTGCCACTGTAGTTGCCTATCTTAAGTGTAGGAACCCAGGCATCATCAAGAACTAAGAACGCAGCGTTGATGTAGTCGATGTTTACGTCTAGTGTTCCACCATCCTTGCCGGTGATATTCATATCAAGAATACTTGGCGCAAGTGAAAGAGGCTTAGGTATATGACGACGTGCACGAGGAACATCTGGTGAGAATACACGTGCCTTTGCGCGCGCCTTATCTGGATTTGCAGACTTTAAAAATAGATCTACGATGTATAGACCTGTTCGCATATCTGCGATGAAGTCCTGGTTATCAAGAATTGTATAGGAGATACCTTGGCGTGAAACAGAGGTGATACGTTGTGGAAGATCGCAGTCGTCACCGTTCCAAAGTTTAATAAACTCTGTTGCAAGAACGCGGGCTGCAGCTCTACCAGACGCAGGAGGAGGAGATCCGTATGTATAGGTAACCTCAATATTGCACGGTGCCCATGCGGTGCCCGAACGTGCCTGAAGGGTAGAGTGATCTACTAGATAGTAGTTAGATGGGTCAACGATCTTTCCGGTGCGGTCACGGACAGAGTCAATCTTAATAACAGGCCGTCCGCGTAGGCGTAGGCGGGTAGACGGGGACATACCGTCTGTAGTTAGCTCCGCGTAGTCGTCAAATTCATCAAAAGGAATGTTGTACATGTCGCCGCCAACAAGCTCCGGCGTGTAGTTGCGTGCAGATGCGCCTAGGCGATACGCGCGAGACGCGCACACGTACTTTTCACTTACTGTAGAGATTCCACCATATTTACGACCAGACATAGACCATAGAAGCTGAGACGCAACCTTGACGGCGTCATATGCGTATTCATGATCTGCGTAAGAGTCAAGCTCTTCAACGTTAATCCAAAGGTTTGACACTTATCTATCCTGTCTAATCGTCGTTAATGTAGATCTTAATAAAGGAGCGGCATGCCTGTGTTGGTGGTAACACATCGGCATGCCGCTCACATTCTATTATTAAGAGGATGGATCCTCTGTAGACGCGATGATAAAGTCTGTCGCGTTGTCTGCGTTGTAGTCAGCGTTTCCAGGAACGTTATAAGCTGTAGTTGAACCTTGTGAAGTAAAGTCAGTTACCGCACGTGAGTTTGCAGCGCACAAAACTGTACCAGCATCGGATACAGATGCGATAGAGCCGGTAGTAGTTGTTGTGTATGTGAATGTTGTTGTTGTTGGCACTGTTACGATTGTGTATGTACCGTTGAGAGCAGAGTTAGTTAGACCTGCAATTACCACTGAGTCACCAACTTCAAGGGTATGGGCAGTTGAGGTAGTGACTGTAGCAGTTGTTCCAGTACGGGCAACGTTTGAAACAGTCTTTGAGATATCTCCATGCCAGCGATAGAAGCCTCTGCGGCCTGTTGGCGCCCAGTTAGAACGAGCATACGAGTAAGGGCGCTCTGTTGCAACTGGGTATTCCCAGCGCTCGTCAAGACCCGTTGAAAACGCCGTGTTGCCAAGACCGTAACCCTGGAAGCTGCTTGCAAGTAGGCCGTTTTCAATAATACGGTCTCCTGAAAGACGAAGCTTACAGTATGGAAACACCCAGTGGAAGTAAGGATATGTTGCTGACTTCTTACCGTCGATGATTGCGTTAGACCATGTCTCGATAGCAACACCGTTGCCAGCAGGGTCATCGCCTACTGAAGGAGCAGACCAACCGACTGACTTGCGATCTGGTGAAGCGTATGTGCCTAGGTTCTTACGAAGTAGCAAGCCGCCTGAGACCAGCTGAGTTAGCTCTTGGTCTGGCTCCGTGATTGCAAGTTCCATAGTGACGCGCTTTAGCGTGTCTGGAGACTTGTAGGTTACAGCAACAGCTCCGTTAGCGCCTTTTTCTGTAATTTCATCGCCTTGTTCGTACTCTGGTGTGAATGAGAGACGCATGAATGCAGATGTTGTATAGCTATCGCCGGGCTGATTCAGGAGGTTGCCAGATGCGTCAAGTCGAGTTACTCGAATTGAGACGCCCTGAATACTGGCGGCGTATTCTTGAGTTGCCATTGTTTATTTTTCTCCTTATTTGGAAGCGGCTACTAGATGTATTCTATACCGTTAGGTCGAGCTTGACTGCGAGATGGACTGATGGATCAAAGTATGCAATCGCAGAGCGAGTTGCCTTGATCTTCATGTTATTCCTGTTCGCTGACACATCGTAGCCTTGTGCTAGAGTGTCATTTACCACTTCTGACTTTCCTAGGTGCGCAAACACCTTGCCAGTAGCGTAAATCCATTTACTGTCATCTCCAGCCTTGTGCTGGGCTGTCGCTGGGCCGTAGCCATTAGGTGCAGATGTGCCTAAGTTAGAGGCAGTCTTAGCAAAGGTAAATGATGAACCAGATGGCGTAGATGCTACCGTGTAGGTTCCAGCAAAATCAACCGCATCAACATTTCCTACGATCTGCACTGACTCGCCATTTTCTAGATAGTGACGGCCACTTGTTACTACAGTTACTGTATTAGAAGACACTGCAAAAGAGACGATGTTCGAGTGTGGCCCGTCTCCCGGATAACCTGAACCGATGATAACGTGGGCGCCTGACGCAGTCTGCATATGCTGAGCACCTTTAGTGTCCATAAACATCTGGTTATTGCTAGTCATAAGAACAAAAGCGTCACGAGTAAGGTGAATAACTCCATGTTCTCCAGCTGCTGACATTTCTCCTACGTAGTGCTCTAGAAGAGAAAGACCACGGCGAGGACTGAACTTTGCGCCGTCAGCGATAACAGTTACGCTCGGCTTTGTTAAAAATGTATTTGGAAGGGACTGAGCTAGAGCAATCTCACCGTTCCATAGTTCGTATTCAAGCGCCTTCTGTGATACGCCTTCAAGCTGCTTAAGAACACGAGCAAATCGGTCCTCTCCAGCGAGGCTAAATGCAGAGCGCTGATCTTCTACTTCAATAAAAATTGGCTTAAGCTCTTGATACAGCTTTGAGCTAGGGCTATCTGATACAACATAACTTGTTGTAGATGTCTCATCCCAGTTGCGAACATAGTTTGGCTCAGTGATGTATTCCTGAGAGAAACCACGTGTCCACTCATTTTCATTAGTGTGATCTTCGGAAAGAGATGGCTTAGCTACGGCAAAGAGACCAAACTCAATTGGTTCAATATCCGCTGCTGGATGGATTCCTTTGAATGCCATATTCCTTATTCCTAACCTAAAATCTAGTTATTGATTCGTATCGGGAGCGCCCATTTCTGAGCGCTCCCTCCACGACTTTATCGAGTAATCTTAGTATTCGATAGTTGTTGCTGATGCGCCACCAAGTAGGTCGCGTAGAGCAGATGCTGTACCGTTTACGTTGATTGTTGATGTCACCTTAAGTGATTCAACTCCAACAAGTGCAACATTTTCGAAGGTTTCAACGAACATCTTGTAGTCGTTAGTACCGACGAGTGTTGAGTCACGGATAATTCCGAGATCCATTGTGCCACCATCAAGGAACAAGAATGTTCCTTCAGCGAACAAGTACCAGACGAATGTGTCTGGGAATTCGTTCATTGCGCCTGCTGATTGGGCAGCGAATGCTCCTGCACCAGCTGGTGTGTCAAGTGAGTATGTCACGTTGATACCGCGTGAAGCGATGTATGCATCGATCTCACCGTAGGCGTTCATTGTTGAATCGCCAGGCATTGATAGTGTAAGGTCAGCTGCCATTGCGTCCTTGATCCATGCAGGGATGATTGCGCGAAGTGGCGCATCAGCCTCTAGACGGTGACGTGCACGGTAAGCTGCTGCTGCGCGGCCAAGCTGTACTAGGAAGTCGCGACCCATACCTACGAGAGATGTGGATGTGACTGCTGTTGAAGCTGCACCGATATTTGTTAGAAGGTTTCCTTCAGCTTCGCGTGCGTGCTGAATAAGACCAAGCTCGTTGTGACGAGCGATCAATTCAGGATAAGCACGTGTTAGAAGGTTACCAAACTGTAGCTGTAGTGTTACTGCGTCAGTTGAGACTGTTGTCTCAGATGCTGCTGTAACAGTCAAGCTTAGCTTAGCTGATGGTGATGGTGTCTGTGCTGAATCGTTTGCAGCAGTCCAGATACCGACAGCCCCTGGGTAGTCAGATAGAACTGGTGGAACGATGTAGCGGATACCGCCACGATCTGCTTGGAAGCGAGGTAGTGAATCGCGGACTGGGCGTACTGCTGTGCCAATTCCAAAGATGTCATACTTAACTTCGAATGGAGCCTGATGTCCACCAGATGCAACGAGTGCCTCTGGGCCGACTACAGACTGAATCTTGTTCCAGTTAGATTCTGCATCCTGGGTAAGGGTGCGCTCTTCTGGGAACTTAGTGGTGATAGATGCAACGATGTGCTGCTCTCCATCTCCACCATTTACACGACGAAGTGTGTGGATACGCTTTGCCATTGCTTCGGCAACTCCACCCATGTCGTTAATAGTGCTTCCGGCTGTGTAGCCAGGAATGTCAGCGCCAGCAGTGATTGCTACTGCAGCAGCTGATACCTGAGCAACAGGTCGGCGATCAGCTGGAGCTTCGATTAAAGCGTCCAACTCGTTGTTTGCGGCGGCGGTCACTGGTGCCTCCTGATCTTCCTGCGCGATTGGCGCTTCGATTGTTTCTGGTTCTGTTGGTTGTACCTCTTCTTCAGCTGACGCTACAACTGCTTCTTCAGCAGGTGCTTCTACGACAACTTCAGGTTCGGTCGATTCTGTTGGTACTTCTTCTACTGTTGAAAGCTCAGCTTGTGGAGTTGCCTCGACTGTTGCTTCTGCAGCAGCTTCAACTTCTACAACAGCGTCAGCTGCTGGTTCAGTCTCAGTTGCAACAACTTCTTCTGGAGCTGAGAATTCAGCTACAGGCTCGGTTGTCTCTGTTGTTTCTGTTGTTTCAGGTTCTACTGAGGTTGAAAGCTCAGATCCTTTTTCCACAGATGTTGACGCTGCCATAGGCATTTCCTTCTTCTCTTCTTCAGGAGTTTCCTTAGCTTCTTCAGCTGGAGCTCCTTCAGTCTCGGCAGGAGTCTCGGCAGGCATTTCGTCTGCTGGGACATCTTCTGCAGGAACATCTTCTTGGCCTTTAACACGCATTGCTGCTTCCGCAGCACGTGCTGCAAGCTCTTCAGCTGCAGCTGCGCGACCCTTGATTTCACCGCGAACGGTGTCAAGCATATCGGCTAGTGATGTCATGGCGTCTACTGTCTGAGGAGTAGGATCTTCCTTCTCAACCGTTTCAAACTCATTGACGATGGCTGTCTGCAAGTCGGCGAGTTGTTCCTCGCTGAGCTCAGTCAGGCTGTCAAGCATTGTTTTAATTTGGTCCACTGTCCCTCCTCTGGGCCAGTCATGATGAACAAGATTAGTTAGTTCATCTCGCTAATCAGTCAAGGCCGAGGGACTCAATGCGGCGCATTAAGGCACTCCACCTAGATTGAATAATACATTATATTTTCTAGGTTAATAATTGAATAAGCTTGCTTATTTCAATCCTCGACCGGTGATGTTTTTCCTATACCATCGTCTAGTTTAGCAGAAAACTTCGCTAAACGTAAACGAAGATCATTAACGTCCTCGTCCACGGTGGACAAAGACTTCCATTCGTCAGGGACTAGATCTGGGCGATCTAATTTCTTAGCCATCTTTGTAATATGACGACGAACAGATGCTCTATTACCAGGCTTAGCTCTACCGTACGACTGGATAGCATTCTTGACGTCTTCAACGTTAGAGATAGGGAATGAACCATCTGGAAGAGCTCTACCTTCCTTGGCTAGCTGCATTCTCTTTGCTCGTGATACTGTAGCAAACTCGTCGTCATAGCGCGGTGCTCCATAGATACGGGCGTAAGCCTCGGCTGCCTTAATTGAAAGCTGAGCTTCCTTCTCATCACGGACTACATCAAACTTTGCCTTTGCAGCATCCGCTTTTGTAGAAAGTTGCGCGTTTTCTAACTGCTCCAATTTTTCAATTCTAGAGCTCAATTCTGCGACTGGATCTGACTTCATGCGCGCAAGTACCTGGGCACCTGCAGCAACCAATGCCATAACCGCGCCTGAGGCTACACGGGCGCGTGCGATAGGGAAGCCTGGTACGTTTACCTGGCATACCGCTACGAGCTCAAGTTGCCCCTTGATTGGACGCCAGTCACCGGAAGGTGCTGATGCGCGAAGGGCACGAACTTGCTCTGGAGTTGTACCTGGGCGAAGAGCCCCAGATACCCAGATACCAAATGCATCTTCTCCAGCATGAACATCTGCAATTGCTGAGCCAGTGTCGTCATAATGACGAGCAGCTTCATGAGCCGATGCTTCTAGTGACGCGTGACCTCCAGCTAATGTTAGTTGACCTACAGGGATATCCGTACCTTCATCGGTACGAACGACTCCTGTGTGGAAGTAGGCGTACTTGCTCTTCGAGCGAGGTGGGCGAGTTCCAAATGACATTCCAATATGATCTACATGCCATGCAGCAATATGACCAAATACGCGACCGTCGTCATCTACTGTTAAAGGTGTTGCCTGACGCAACTGCGGGTTGTTAAACCACGAGGTTGGTGGCGTCACGGGGATCGAACCTGCGACAAGGCCGCATGCTACAAGCGCTGACGCTTCTGTGGGATCCATTTCATCGGCGTATACTCCGTCTGGGATAGTCACGCTGTCCTCCTGAGTCTTGTCATTATTGACAAGGTAGATTTGGCACTCTTGAAATGCCGGTTTAGGCACTAGAGTTACCGCCATAACTCGCGCATGAGTAATCATGAGCTTGTCCGTTCCGATTTTACCATCTTCTTCATCTTCAGATAATTCAGCTGTGTGCTGACTTGCCTCAAATTGATCTAAGTCAGCGGAAACACCGCGGATAAAGCCTTCGCGTACAAGACGCTCAGCCTCCTGTCCATAGGCACCAGAGTCAAAGACTCCTGTAGCATTTCCAATACCGTTTTCAACACGTTCCATCGTATCAATGCGGCCAACAACGACCGAGCCGTTATGGCCTTCGTCAGTCTTGATCTGCCACATCAATGGGAGCGGTAGTTCGCGAATTTCAATCGCTCCCTTTTCAAACTTGCGACCGTCTCCAGATTCAAGATCCTCTGGAATAACAAGAGGAATCCTAAACGCCGCGCCGTCCGGCATCTCTATCTCGGCACCGGCGGTAATAACGCGTAGACGCGCATCCGCGGCCCTAGCAGAAAGTACAGATGCTGCTAACACGTCTTCATATGAGTTTATGCTGTCGATGGCAAATGCTCCTTTGTTATGACCAGGATTGTTTTTATCTCCAGGCCACATGCCTGTCATTTCGTGGTGACGTAGGGAACAATATCCCTTAGCGCGTGGGCCCATGTATTTCTTTAGGTGTCGATAACAACGTGTCCAATCGCCGGGAGTTCCCCAGCGAATCTTTAAGCCACCCTTACCTATGGTCCAGTAACGACGCAACGTTTCAGCGTTGCCTCTATTTCTGTCTAGTCCGCCTTCTCCTGCAGCTAAAATTACATTTAAGCTAGTTGCAACAGGCGCGACTCCACCACCTGATGGCATTATTTCTGAATCAATAGGTTCGTTTGGCTCTTCAATTTCCTTAGTCTCATCGTGAGGTGTAACTGCACGGATAATAGGAATGATGTAACCATGCGGACGCCAGTTGTGATCATAAAGTTTGTCGTGCTTGTGCTTCTTATGAATTTCTGGAATAGACATCTTCATGTCATCTGCAGTTACACTAGTGGGAAACGTGCCGTGATCACCGTTAAATTCTTCTACTGAATGGTGCTTATTACGGTCAAGCTTTGCGTGCTGAGCAGTCCACATATGAATTGCGTCGTGATGACGAAGTTGACAGTATCCTTTTGCTCTAGGTCCCATAAACTTTTCAAGGTGTCGTACACAGCGACTCCAGTCTCCGCCTGTCCCCCAGCGAATCTTAGCCGCACCTTCTCCATGAACCCAGTAACGACGAAGTCGCTCGGCATTTCCACGGTTACGATCTGGTCCGCCAGCAGCTGTCATCATCATGACGTTTCCGTTAGCACCCCATAGAACTGTAATAATGTCAGCGTCTGCATATCCGGCAGAAACAAGAGGAATAGTACCGTCAACCTGCTCGATAACGCTCTTTAGTGATTCTCCGTCAAGAGGAACGATAGGCGGCGGAGTAGCAGACTTAATATCCGCAAGAACAGATTCATCTCTTACCCACTTTTCATCTTTACGTGTATATGTCATCGGTTCTAATGAAGTAGAGCTTGCTGGCACTAGTGAAATTAAATCTAAAACAGCTGAAGGATCGTCCTGCGAAACAACAGCAAAGAACATAGGCTGTACGTCACTACTTTCTGGTGTCATCTCTGTAGAGTTACCAGGCTTAGTTGGATTAGTCTCTTTATCCTTAATCTTTTTTATGTCTTCTGGAGCCTCGTAGGCACCGCTACCGCGAACTACGGGTTGGTAGTAAACTTTATTAGGGTAGTAGTAACTTCCATCTGAGCCTTTTACCTTCTTGTTTAAGAAGCTCTTAAGAACAGGATGCATATACGGATCTGTGATTAACTTTACACCTAATAGTTTTTCAAGAGCCTTTAGGTTATCTGTTTTTGGAGGCTGCGGAACTTGTCCTGGACCTGTAATAAGTTTTGTTGGCTTGTCAGGGGTAGCACTTGGTAAACCTGCGGCAGGAGCTGCCGGGTTAGCGTTAAATGCGTCGCGTTGTGACTTTACCCAGGCCGGCCAATCAGCAAGAATAGTTGCTAGGTCTCCTTGAGAAAGTGCGGGAAGAGTTCCAGGGATAACCGCATTTGGTCTGTCAATAGGAGCGCGAGGCTGTCCAAGAATTCCTGTGGTATCCAAGGGAGTAACATTGGTAGGTGTGTTTGTTGGAGCCATGACAGTGCTTTCAGGTGCTGTTGATACCGCAGGGACGTCAACAACACTTCCGGAGTCTAGCTGAACTTTAACAGATTGCTTTGCAGGATCGATTGAAATAATATTTCCTGAGCCTTTAGTCGCATCTCCTCCGATAACGACTCGCGAGCCAACCTGTGCAAATTTACCTGTCTTATCGCGTACCTGTTTTTGAGCCTTAACTGAACGCTCTTCAGGAGTATAGTTACCGTCTTGATTTACAGGAGTAGAAGGATCTGCAATAGCTCCCGCTGCCATAACAACTCTGTCCATAAGAGTAAAGTCAAGCTCTGAAGCAGCCTTAACAATCATGTCTGCTTCATCGTAGTTGATGTCAAATAACGAGACGTAGTGTCCTGGATTTTCCTGTAGACATGCAGAGATAAATAGTGCAGACTCTGCGTCAATCTTGACGTGAGTCTTTTCCACAGTATCGTCTGGTTTGTCAAGTGCTAGGTCATAGCTTGCAAAGTCAGAGTTTACGTCTGGAATAGAGTGCCAGAATCCTGCATCCCACACAGAGACGTTATAACTGTCATCTATCTTATAAAGACGATCAATTCCTGATCCGTCCATACGCATACGCGCAATAAATTCAACTGCTCCATTATCCGTGGCTGCCGCTAACTTAAACGCATCAACGTCTGCGTCGTAGCTAGTGTCGGTTGCGTAGTTATACGCATCTTCCTCGTAGCCATGGTCTGTGTATCCGTCTGCTCTTAATGCTTTTTTATTTTCGCGCTCGACGATTGTTTGCGCCCATTTCCACCCTGCGTCTCCGCCCCAGAGAGCCCACGCAATACGCCCACGAGAAGGAAAGCCTTCTTCACCCGGCTGATAGCCCGTCGCCTTCTTATCAACCTCATGACGAGGAAAATACTTAGCAATATGACGAACCTTTTCAATTCCAATTTGTCCACCCTTCGCAAGAATACGAGCGCTGTTAAGACCAACAGGTGTGCCACCGCGATGGTACTCTTTATGCCAATCTAGAGCGCGCTTAGCTTCCTCCTGGGCGCCTTTAGGGATGGTGTACATACGACCCGCGGAAGAAACAATGCTTACGTTTAATGTTGTTAACGCAGCCTGCGCAAGCTCGGCGGTTGACTCGTCAAACTCGATACTGTCATCCTGCCACTTGGCAGAAGCGATAAGCGCTGATAGTGAACCAGAGTCGACTATGACGTTTTCTTCAACGTCAATAATGACGCCATTTCCCTCGTTCGAGAATAGAACATATGATCCGTGCTTACCTACGATATTCATTTTACTTCTTCCCTGTTTCATTGGTGCCGGGTTGAGCGTCAAAAACTATGTCTCCTACAAAGCCGTCTGCCGTCTGACCATCCATGTAATCTAACAGCCATGCGTTAGGTCCATTTGGATCTACAGATCCAAGGGCAGCAAAAACTAGTTCAATCATACCAGATGCTGTGATTTCTTGCTCTGGATCTTCACTTGCAAGTTGCTCGTACAGCTCTGGGTAGTCTTGAAATACCTGGTCAATATCGTCAGATGCTACGGCAAGACCGACTCCGACGTCGCGTCCTTGGTCAGCTTCATAGACTCTTTGCATTGCAAGCTTCTCGCTTGTTACCGCGGTGTTCTCGCTTGACTCGTCCATAGGTGCGGAGAAGAAAAAGTTAGATAGACCTATAGTCGCGATGGCTAGATAGTCGTCGATCTTTAGCGTCTTTGGGTCTTTAGCGATCTTACTCATAAGAAGCTCTACCCGCTTAGCGGAGTCAAACATCGGATTCTT